TATTCGTTCCAGTATCCTTCTATCTTATGAATCCAAATCTTGAGATCCTTGACATATTTTCTTAAAATAGACGCTTGCTCTTCGTGCCAAGGATCACCAGTTTGTAGATGCAATTTTCCATGAGCATCGATTGCTTTTAGTATATAATGAATTGGATCGTTCCAGTCTTTTCTTTCTGGAGCATTATATTCTCTTGGTCTGGTCACGGCTGAGAAGTTTTTAACTATTTATGAGACAACGCTTGACAAGCCGAACTCCATATGCTACGATGAGAATGCTAAATAATTTCCAGTTGTCGAATGCCAATGAGATTCACGGTTTATTCCAAGGACGGTTGTCCTTATTGCACAAAAATTCAACAAGTTCTAGAGCACTCAAAGCTAGATTATATTGTTTATAAACTGAATTCAGAATTTACCAAGGATCAGTTTTATGCAGAATTTGGGGAGGGTTCTACATTTCCTCAGGTTATTCTAAATGATACTGATCATCTTGGTGGCTGTACAGACACTGTAAAATATCTTAGGGAAAACAAACTTGTATGAAAGACACTTTTAATGAAGTGTACTATGATGTGGAACGTGCTATTGATTTTGCTTTTGATCATAAATTTGTTCTTAATTTTTATGATTATCTAAAAATTAGAGAAGAAAAGAAATCAGATGTTGAAGAGTTTCTTAATAGCACCACTGCTAATAGTATTCGTAAGCAAATAGAGGATCTTGACGAGTATCTAAAAGGTGGTCAGGATGATTTACACAAGCAACTAAGAGAAGCATACGGGCATCTTTCCAAACCATATGCACGAAAAATTCGTGATTATTTAAATGAGATTCTAGAAGATGCCGTTAGGTACACAAATGTCAAACGAACAAGAAAGAAAACTAAATAACTCTGACCCCGGAATTAATCGGGGAGTAGAATTAATGTTAAGAAAAGGGAGGAACAGAGAGGCACCAAAAACCTTTCAAGTGAGATTTGCAAAAATGTTATCCCTTTTTCGTAGGGAGTTTCATTTCTTCGTTGAATTTCACTTTGATATTATTAAAAAATAAACTCTCAAAGGAGATTTCAGATGGAATCAGCATACGTAATCGCATTTTCGGTACTATTCACCGTTGCGTTCTTTATGATTGGAGGAATTGTTGGATGGTTGTTTCTTCGTCATCAAATTGAAAATAAACCGCCTTATTTACATCCAGAATTCTTTGATAAAAACGGAAATATTATTCCTGATGAAATTGTTTCAGTGAGTTTTAATCCCGATTATTTTGGTTTTCATGATGAAGATTGTGACGAGGATGACGAAGACTAAATAAACCATTATCAATTGAAATTTTATGCCAACAACAAAACAAAATCTTGAAGTGATTGAACAACTTCCTGCAAATCCATTTGCATTTGAAGTTCTAAATCTAGTTTCAAAACAACGAACAAATGCAAAAAAAGTTGAGGTTCTTCAGAAATACGAAGATCCTTCATTAAAAACAATTCTTATTTGGAATTTTGATGATACTGTAATTTCATTGCTTCCAGAAGGAGATGTTCCTTATGCAAGCACTGGTGAACAGACTTCTTATAGTGGAACTCTTAGCAACAGAATTGGTGATGCCGTTTCCAAGATGGGAGAAATTAGTTCCCAATCTCTTGGTGCTGCAGATCAAGGAAGATCTACCATTCGTAAAGAATATCAGATGTTTTATAACTTTGTAAAAGGTGGTAATGATAGCCTGAGTTCTCTACGCCGTGAGACAATGTTTATCAATATTCTTGAGGGTCTTCATCCACTAGAAGCCGAAATTCTTTGTCTTGTAAAAGATAAAAAACTACAGTCAAAATATAAAATCACTCAAGCAATTGTGCAAGATGCTTACCCAGAAATTCGTTGGGGAGGAAGATCTTGAGCAACACTGATTATGGTTGTGAAATTCTTCTTGAGAAGACTACTCTAGAAAAAGCAAAGAATTCATCATTACCTAATGATACTTATTTAATTTGGTATCAAGAAGATAAAGAACAACATTTAGATGTTGTTCGTGGTTCTAGAGTTAATATTTTTGATATGTATTATGATAAATATGGTGCTGAAGCAATTCAAAGAATGGAAATTGGTTACGGAAAAGTTAATCCCAAACTTTGGGGTCAAATAAAAGCTGAAAGTAAGAAAAACCGATGACAAAAGGATTTGGTGGAGAAATTACAATCAATCTAGATAAACTAGATGATATTATTAAACACTACAAAAAAATTAACAAATACAAAAAATCAAACTTTTATACCATTAAAACAATGGATGGTACAGAAGAAATTGTAAATTCACTTATTCAACAATACAAAGAGGATCCAATCTGATGGGAAAGCACTTTCTATTAAGTCTATATGGCTGTTCATTTGATTTATTAAACAACCCAGATTTTCTTATTGTATTAATAGAAAGTGCTGCAAGATCTAGTGGAGCAACGGTGTTAAAAACTGTGCATCATAAATTTGAACCTCAGGGAGTCACAGCATTGTCACTTCTATCTGAGAGCCACATTTCGATTCATACTTATCCTGAGAATGGTGAGGCTGCTGTTGATATTTTTTGTTGTGGAACTGCCAATCCTAAAATTGGTTGTGATATGATTATTGAACAATTAAAGCCAACTCAATATGAATTAACTTATATTCAAAGGTGATGCTTGACAACTTGGAAGTCTCTTGGTAGACTAGTGATGTTATCACGGAAGTTTTATGGACACCGAGAAAATCAAATTAATTATTAGAAATATGGAGTCTCTTATTAATTGCTTAAAGCAAGAATTAGAGACTCCTGTTTCTTATGAAAATATTGCTCCTCATATAGAAGAGGATTATGATGAAATTTTTTACGACTTTGAGGACTGATTTATGAGTAATGTAAAATTTGTTTCAATTACACCAGAAGCAGAAAAACATATTGTTTATTGCGCAAGAGTATCAAATCCAGCTAATCAAGCATCAGAGTCTTATGAAGGACTTTTAAAATATTGCATTAAACATAAGCATTGGAGTATTTTTGAGCTTGCATCATTAACTTTAGAGATTAATACTTCAAGGGCAATTGCGGCTCAAATCCTAAGACATAGAAGCTTCTCATTTCAGGAATTCTGTATGTCTGGTAAAAGCAATGTTTATTTTGAAAACGGCACTAGAACTCTAGAGGAACTATATTCAGAATGGACAAAGGATCCAAATAAAATCCGGGACCTTAATGTTCTTATTTTTGATGAGGAAGAAGAAAAAATTAAAACTTCTCATATCAAAGAAGTTTTTCAAACTGGTGTAAAGGACATCTTTAAGATCACACTAGAAAATGAAAAAGTCATTAAATGCACCAAAGAACATAAGATTCTTACGCCAGATGGATTTCATTCTTTAGATTATTATATCGGTCTTCGTGAGAATGAAGGTAAAGCTTTTATTGATTGTTGTGGGGAAGTAGGTTGTTATAATACTAACACAAATCTTCTTGAATGGTCAAAAATTAAAACCGTAGAATATCTTGGTCCTGAAATGACTTATGATCTAGAAATTGATCATATTTCACATAATTATGTTGCAGATGGTGTTGTGGTTCATAATAGCCAAAGGTATTCTGATACTAATTCATTATCTGAAGTAATTCCTCTTCCAGATCTGCGTCGTCAGGATGTCAAAAATAAACAAAATTCTATTGATGATATTCCAGATTATCTAAAACTAAAACTTTTGGAAGAAATTCGTGTTCATTTTGAAAAGTCTCAAGCGCTTTATAATAGACTTTTGGATGCTGGTGTCGCCAAGGAATGCTCACGAGCTGTGCTGCCATTAGCAACCCCAACAAGACTTTATATGTCTGGAACTATTCGATCTTGGATTACATATATTGCTCTTAGAGAAAAAAATGGAACCCAGAAAGAACACATGGACATTGCAAAAGAATGTAAAGTTATTTTTAATGAAAATTTACCCACCATTTCATCTGCTTTAGGTGGGATGGAAAACGAATGGAGTGTATGATTTTATGAAATCCTACTGCTTAAAAGATCATAATACAGGTCATGTATTCAAAGTTCTTCTTACTGAAGAAGAACTTAATGATTTTATGGAAAATAATCCACATATGAAAGAGTGTGTGGATTGTATTGAATGTGATGATGCACCAAGTATGGTTATAGAATAAATATTAGAAATTATGGAGGAATAAATCTTGGCTACATATCCAGTTGTTAATAAGATTACAGGTGAAAAAAAGGAAGTTACCATGAGTGTTCATGAATGGGATGCTTGGAAGGAAATTAATCAAGAATGGTCAAGGGATTGGAGTGATCCATCAACTTGTCCTTCCGCTGCAGAAATTGGAGAAGTTTATGATAAGCTACGTAAAAAACACCCTGGGTGGAACGATGTACTAAAAAAGGCGTCCAAGTACCCTGGCTCAAATGTAAAACCCGTTTAATTAAACATAAAACACTAAAAACTTATGACCCGTAAAAGAAGAGAAGAGCATTCGGTTGGTTCTGGCTACACATCTAGACAGATGAAACGTAGGAAACCAATTAATTCAGATCTTATTAGAAACATTGAGCCATTAACAGATAACCAACAAAGACTGTTTGATCTCTATAAACAGGGGAAAAACATTTTTGCCCATGGTGTTCCGGGCAGTGGGAAGACCTTTATTCTTTTATATAATGCACTGAAAGAAGTGTTAGATGAAAGAACAAAATATGAAAAAATTTATATAATTCGCTCGTTGGTACAAACCCGCGAAATTGGTTTCATGCCCGGATCCGAGGATGATAAAAAATCTCTTTTTGAAATTCCTTATAAGAACATGGTGAAATACATGTTTGAAATGCCCGATGATGCATCATTTGAAATGCTTTATTCTAATCTAAAAGCCCAGGGAACCATAAGTTTTTGGTGTACATCATTCATTCGTGGTGTAACATTAGATAATTCTATTATCATTGTGGATGAGGCGCAAAATTGCTCAAGCCACGAAAGCTTTTCTGTAATTTCTCGTTGTGGACTTAATACCAAAATTATGTTTGCTGGAGATATTGAACAAAGTGATCTTACTAAACTAAGCGAAAGAAATGGTATTATTGATTTTCTTAGGGTGATAGATGCAATGCCATCCTTTGAAAAAATTGAATTTGATGTTGATGACATTATAAGATCACCGCTTGTTCGTGAGTTTATAATTGCTAAAAAATCTTTAGGACTTTAATAAATGAAATTTAATCATGAGACCCTAGATCTACCTAAACTCGAAAGAATGCACGTAGATGATCTTCGTTACTATAAAACCCCAACAAATAAAAAACTAATCTCAATTACAACAGTAATCAGTAATTATAAAAAAGAATTCTTCAATGAATGGAGGAAAAGAGTAGGACTAGAAGAAGCTGAAAAAATCACAAAAAGATCAACAAGTAGAGGAACTGATTTTCATACCCTAGTAGAAAACTATCTTTATAATAGAGATCTACCAAAAGTTCAAGAACTCTCTGAGTTTTTATTTGAAGTTGCACAACCTGAACTTGATCGTATAAATAACATACGTACTCTTGAAGGCTCTCTGTATAGTGAGGTTTTGGGTATTGCTGGTACAGTAGATTGCATTTCAAATTTTGATGATGAGCTAGCAATCGTTGACTTTAAAACATCAGCAAAACCAAAGCCACGCCAATGGATTGAAGGTTACTTTGTTCAGTGTGCAGCCTATGCAGCGATGCTATATGAACTCACTGGAATTAGTGTCAAAAAATTTGTTATTATTATGGCATGTGAAAATGGTGAGTGTGTAGTCTATCAAGAGCGCGATAAAGGAAAATTTATTAAACTTCTCATTACCTACATCGAGAAGTTTCTACAAGATCGGCTGGGGGCTTGACAGGATCGGCTTTCGGTGCTATCATAAAACTTCCTTGCTAGATTAACACATTGTTTAGTACATTACTCATTCCAATGAAAAACGAATTAGAGGAAGCA